GAGAATCCAGCTGAACACAAGTCTCATAACCTCATTGAACTCGATAATGGGCAGTTTTGCTTGTATCCGAACAACAGAACACGTATCTTTGACAACAGTTTGACTCCTGAGAACCCCAAAGACCCTGATTTTAAGGTATCAACCGTGTATTATCAGGTCGAAAATGGTCATGATCGTGATGGCCTTGGCAATGATGAGAATTATTTCTGGAAAACTGCAAAAGAAAAATCACAACCGAAAGAACTCCCGAATTTTTAGTATAAATAAGTTAGATCAACTATACTTAGATGCCTCAACAGCGGGTAAAACGTAAATTTAAAGACATTAGCATGTCATTTGAGACTAATCCTCTCAATGATGACCTTGTTTCTTTGTCTGATAGTAGCGCAATTGCTCGTTCAATCAGAAATATTGTATTTACACAGCCCGGAGAGAAGTTTTTTAATCCAGATTTTGGATCAAGAATCTCAGAATCGCTGTTTGAGAATGTAGATGACGTTTCTGCGCTTGCGATTGAGGATGAAATTAAGAGTTCGATAATAAATTTTGAACCAAGGGTTAATTTATTGAACACAAATGTAGTTCCTAACCCTGATGATAATGAAATGAATGTGACAATAGAATACGAGATCACTGGAATTGATATTCCACCACAACAATTAGAATTTGTGCTGTTGCCAACTCGATAAATGTCACTTATAAATTTCACAAATCTGGATTTTGACCAGATCAAATCAACTTTAAGAGATTACATTCAAAGTAGTTCAGACTTTACGGACTATGATTTTGAAGGATCTAACTTATCTACAATATTAGATGTATTAGCTTACAATACTTACATTACTTCGTATAATGCGAACATGATATCGAATGAAGTATTCATTGATTCAGCAACTTTGCGAGAAAATGTAGTCGCATTAGCAAGAAATATTGGATATGTACCTCGATCAAAGAAATCTTCAAGAGCATCAGTCAGTTTCTTCGTTGATATTTCATCAGTTTCACCGACTCCAGCAAATTTAACACTCAAAGCAGGGCCTGTTGCAACAACTGGAGGAACTTTTAACAATCAGTCTTTTGTTTTTGGTATTCCCGAAGATAAAACAGTGTCTGTTGTTGACGGTGTGGCAAATTTTGATAACATCGAGGTCTATGAGGGGTCATATTTAAGTCAAACATATGTTTATTCCACAAGAAATAAATTTCAAAAGTTTATTTTACCAAATGTTGGTATCGATTTAGACAGTTTAGTGGTTTCTGTGCGACCTTCTGTCGATTCTTCGGTCTCAACGAAGTATTCAAGGCAAGATGAACTATTTGATACCACTACAAAAACAGTAATTAACGGAAATTCCAAAATTTACTTTATTCAAGAGGTTGAGGGGGAGCAATATGAAGTAATTTTTGGTGATGGAGTGTTTGGAAAAGCACTTGAAGATGGAAATATTGTTGAAATGACCTATATTGTAACATCCGGTTCAGATGGAAATGGTATAAACAGTTTTACATTCTCTGGAAGTCTTTCATATGTAAGAAATTCAGTCGAAATATTTGTTACTGAGGGTATTTCATTGATAACAACACCTTTACCATCAAGCGGTGGTGAGGCTATTGAAAGTGTAGACTCAGTTCGTAAGTTTGCACCTCAAGTTTATGCAACTCAGAACAGAGCTTTGAGTGCAAGTGACTATGAAGTCCTTATTCCGAATAAAATTTATCCAGAAACTGAGTCAATTTCAGTTTTTGGTGGAGAAGAACTTGTTCCTCCACAGTTTGGTAAGGTTTTTATCAGTATTAAACCAAGAAATGGTGATTTCGTACCAAATATTATCAAACAAAATATAAAAAGAGACTTAAAAAGATATTCTGTGGCAGGAATTGTTCCAGAAATACTTGATTTGAAGTATTTGTTTGTTGAAACGAATAGCAAAGTTTACTATAACACAAATTTAGCACCAAGTGCATCGTTTGTATCAACAAAAGTTCAAAGAGATTTGACTGCATATGCAGAATCGTCTGAATTAAATCAATATGGTGCAAGATTTAAGTATAGTCGTTTTCTAAAAGTGATTGATTCAAGTCATGAGTCGGTAACATCGAACATAACTACAGTTGAAATGCGAAGAGATCTTCGATTAGCAATATCTGAGGTTGCTGAATATGCGATTGACTTTGGAAATCAGTTTCATATTGAATCAATGAACGGATTTAACATTCGTTCGAGTGCTTTTCGAGTGTTAAACATTAATACTGATGTTTATTTGTATGATACACCAGACTCAACTGGTGAAAAGGGACAAATTTCTTTATTTTCATTAGATGAAGGATCATCAACACCAGTTATACAAAGAAGAAACATTGGAGTTATCAATTATAAAACAGGACGTATCACTTTAGACCCTATAAATATAGTATCAGGTAAAACAAAAGACAATGTTGACATTTTGGAGATTTCAGCCACTCCCGAATCAAATGACATTATTGGATTGCAAGATCTTTACTTACAATTAGACAGTAGTTTTGTTGACATGGTTGTGGATGAGATCAGTTCCGGTGCTGATCCTTCAGGATCAACATATACGGTAACAACAAGTTACAAAAATGGAAGCATAATTAGATAAAGCATGTCTGAAAAAAGAGTTAAGTTAAATCAGATAGTTAAAAACCAATTACCCTCTTATGTTCAAGAGGATTTTCCTTTGGTCGGTAATTTCTTGTCTCAATACTACCAAGGACAAGAATATCAAGGTGGGCCAATTGATTTAATTCAAAATATCGACTCTTACATTAAATTAAGTGAGTGTGGCAGTTTAGTTAAGTCTACAAATACAACCGCATACGCTGGAATCACAACTTCGACTATTTTTGTATCAAATACAACAGGATTTCCTGATAATTATGGTCTCATAAAGATAAATGATGAGGTGATCACATATGAAAGTAAGACTGATATAAGTTTTGTTAATTGTAAAAGAGGTTTTAGTGGAATTACATCATTCCGCAATCCATCAGATCCGGAAAATCTCGTTTTCTCAACATCGACAGCTGGAAAACATGAAAATAATACAACAGTTGAAAACTTAAGTGTATTATTTCTTGATGAATTTCTTAAAAAAACAAAAAATCAATTTTTATACGGTTTTCAAAAAGATTTAAACGAAAAAGTTAACAAATCTCAGTTTATAAGACAATCAAAAGATTTTTATTCGACCAGAGGTACTGATGAGTCATTTAATATTCTTTTTGGAGCTTTATATGGTGAAAAAGTTGATATTCTTCGTCCAATTGAAAATGTTATATCGCCATCGAATGCGAATTATCAAAAGACAAGAGATTTAATTGTTGAACCATACGCTGGTGATCCAGAAGATCTCTTAAACAAGACACTTTTTCAAGATAACTTTGAAAATGTATCTAAAGCATATGCACCGGTTGGAAAAGTTGAAAAAGTTTCAGTTGGTATCGTCACAAACAATTTTTACAAAATAAGTCTTGATGGATCTCAGGTAATTCCTGATGGATCTACAAGTATGATATATGGAGACTTTTCTCCTCATGTAAAAACAAAAATAATTGGTCAAGTAGGTGTAGCTCAAACATACATCGATGTTGATTCGACTTTGGGATTTCCAAATTCAGGAACATTATCTTTTTTATATGAAAATGGTTCATCTGGTGTTTGCACATACTCAGATAAAACAATAAATCAATTTTTAGGCATAAACACAACAGGAATCACCGCATCGATTGCTGATAATGCTGATATTGATCAAAATACTTTTGCATATGCTGATGATATTCAAGTCAAAATAAGAAATGTATTAAATGATTTCATTATCCCTCCTAATGTAAACAATCAAGTAGCTAACAGTAAGATTAAAATAAAAAATTTAGGAAAAGTTGGAAAAAATGTTAAAGAAAACAATTGGTTATTTAATACGTCACAAAGTTATGTTGTTAAATCGTTAGAAATTGTTGATAGTACAAACAACACATATAAGTTAATAACTCAAGATACGAATGTTTTAAGAATTGGTGATAAAGTTACAACCCATGAAACTTCTGCATCTGGAAGGCAGTGGGGTGATAAAATAACAGAAATTTTTGATTCTGTGTCAAATAAATTGTATACTGTCACTGATGTATTCAATGAAAACACTTGTTTAATTTCTGGAACAGGAATTGATGATCCTAAAAAAATTACTAAAGTTACAAGAAGAATATCTAAAGTAGATTCTGATATACACGAAAATTTAAACGTATTCACAGCAAATGTTCAAAATATTTACACTAAACCCGATGGTGGATTGGTAAATGGTGTTCGTTATTATGGGCCATCACATGAGCACCCAACAAAAGGAACAAATATGGTTGGTGCCAATCATGTTCCTTTTCCTCATGACATAATCACTCCCATTGAAGGACAAAACAAAGTATTAGTAGCATCGTCATCACTTCCATTTACTGGTGTGACTAAATTAAATCCTAAAACTCAAAAATTAACTTTTGGTGGAACATATAATTTAAATGATGAAGAAATAAAAATATCCGATCAAGTTGATCATAATTTTTTCACTGGTGATGCAGTTTATTATACACCTCAAAAAGGATCTGTTAATACGATTGATTCTGAAGGGAATACCATCACTCAAGAGTATATTATTAGTCGATTATTTGCAGAAGGCTTATATTATGTAAAAAGAATAGATTCAAATACTGTTAAGTTAGCTAAAAGTCAATCTGATATTTATAGCGAAATATTTACAAAAGTAACTCCAGATGGTGGAGTTGATAATGTTACTATTACATCAAACGACATTGAAAAATATTATTTTAAGAATAGAAAAATTCAACCACAAAAACTTATAAGAGAAATTTTAACACCTGTAAATGACGGTTATAATTACAAAACTAATCCCGGATACACTGGTATTCTTGTTGATGGAGTTGAAGTTTTTAACTATAAATCAAAAGATTTTGTTTATTTTGGAAAACTTGAATCTGTAAATGTAATTGATGGAGGAGAAAAATATGATGTTATAAATCCACCTTTATTTTCAATCAAAGACACTGTAGGTAGTGGTGCAACAGGTGTTTGTGCTGTAAAAGGCACACTAGAGGATATCCGTATACTTGATTCTGGATTTGATTATCTCGACACTCCAATTATAAAAATAACAGGTGGTAACGGATCTGGAGCTGATGCAGTCGCAAAATTAAATGCAAAACCTCATGAAATTATTTTTAATGGTGATGGTGTTGGACTTGGAACTGTAAAATTAGACACTGCAGGTATTAATACTTCATCAATAGGATTTACTACCTACCATAGATTTAGACCCGGTGAGAGAGTCATATACGACCCTCTGGGGGGTATTCCTATAGTAGGACTGTCTACACAATCCTTATATTACATTTCAAGTGTGTCTGAATATACTATTCAATTACACAAGAATTATAGTGATGCAACCTCTGGTATTAATACTATATCATTTACTAATTATGGGTCTGGTGTTCAGGCATTTAAGTCTTTAAATGGTAAAGCAATACTTAGTTCAATAATTATATTGAATAAAGGAACTGGTTATGAAAATAAAAAAAGATCATGTCCAACCACAGGTATTAATACAGCTTTAAATATTGTTAATATAGAGAATCATGATTATAAAACTGGAGAGATACTTCAGTACTCTGTTGATGGCACGGAGGTTGATGGATTATCAACTAGCAAAGATTACTATGTTACAGTTGTTGATAAGGATTTATTTAAACTATCACCAGTGGGAACTGGATCAACAATAAAAGAATTTTATTTTAATACAAACCAATTTAATGAATTTAGAAATGTTGGAGTTGGAACTCATAGTTTTAATTATCAACCAATATCAGTTGAAGTAATTGGAAAGGTTGGTGTTTCATCGATTGCGGGAAAAACTTTTGAAGCATCAGTTCAACCTATTTTTAGAGGAGAAATTACATCTGTTGATTTAACACAAACTGGGGTTAGTTACGGAGCATCCGAAATATTAAACTTTAATAGAACACCTGAGATTAATCTATATTCAGGTAAAGATGCAGTCATAACTCCAGTTGTTGCGAATGGAAAAATTGTTGATGTAAGTGTGAGTTATGGAGGAACTGATTATAACTCCCCACCAGATTTAGTTGTATTGGGTATTGGATCTGATGCTAAACTTGTTCCTGAACTTAATTCGTCAGGAAATATCATCTCTGTCAATATTCAAAGTTCTGGTATTGGATACGGTGTAACCTCAACTTTTGTTAGAGTTGATTCTTCGGGAAAGGGTGCAAAATTCAATCCATCTGTACAGAAATGGAGAGTGAATGAATTTAGTAAAAATTTATCAAATTTAAATGATGATGATGTTTTTATAAGTGTGCCTACAAATCGTCTTTTTGGATTACAATGTTCTTATGTTTATGCACCAAGAAATTTAAGAAGAATATCATATGCAAATGATCCTGATGGTAATACGTTGTATGGAAAGAAAGATTTAACTTTATTGAATAATGTTGAAAGTAATAATGATCAACATTCTCCAATAATTGGGTGGGCTTATGATGGTAATCCAATTTATGGGCCTTATGGATATTCTACAAAAACTGGTGGATCTATAGTTCAACTAAAATCAGGATATGTAGATGAAACTATTAAAAAATCAAATAGGCCTCCTACAAGTGTCTTTCCTCCAGAATTTTTTGTAGAGGATTTTTCATATAAAGCATCTACAGATGAAAGTGTACTAGATAAAAATAATGGTAGATTCTGTGTAACTCCTGAATATCCAAACGGAACTTATGCATATTTTACTACTTTAGATTCTACAGCAGCGTCTGATGGAATATTTAAAAACTTTAAAAAACCTAAGTTTCCCTATTTAATTGGTGATGGTTATAATTCAGTTCCAAATAAATTTAATTTAAGTAGATTATCAAACCAAGAGGATTTTGATTTAAACAAATCAAATGCAATTAGAAATGTGTATCCATACTCTTTAAATAAAGATTATAGTGGATATGATTACATTAGAGAATCTTATAAATTTGTAAATCAAGATTCAAATATTGATTTTGCCGAAAAAGGAAAAGTTGATAGTATTGGAATTACATCAGGTGGAAGAAGTTATCAAATTAATGATAAAGTTGTTTTTGATCCAAATATTAACAGTTCATTCAAAGCATCTGGAAAAGTATCATTAATTAATGGTGTATCAATTTCTGATATTAATACTACAAATACAACTATTTCTAATATTGAGTTTTATCGTCAATCAGCGAATGTATTTGTAGGTATTGCATCAACAGCTCTTAATCTAAAAAACAATGTAAGAGTTAAAGTTGGTGGATTTACAACAACCACATCATCTTTACAGGGAACTTACAATATTGGCATAAGTTCATCAAAATTAGTTTTAACGCAGGGGATAGGGACAGCAGGTGCTACTGGAATTATAACTTTCTTTAATATCTCTGGAAATTTATCTGATGTAGAGGAAAATGATGTATTTAAAGTTGGAGTTGGTACAGAACAAGTTAAAGTCTTAAATGTAGATAAAATATCATCTAGATTGAGAGTTTTAAGATCTGTAAATTCTACAACTGGAGTATCACATACAGCTTCAGTTACTTTAGAAAGTATACCTCGAAGATTTACTCTAAATGCTGGTATTAATACAACATTTAAATCTAGAAAAAATAAAGAATTTTTCTTTAATCCACAAGAATCAATTGGATTAGATCCTCGCGCTGGAGTTGGTATTGGAACAACAATAAGTTTTTCAAATCCGGGAGCAGGATTAACACAAATTTTTGCACCTCCACAGTCTCTTTACTTACCTAATCATCAACTCGAAACTGGTGATAAAGTATCATATGAATTAAATGAATTAAATGATGAGGAAACAGCACCATTAGTTAAATTCTTTAGTTCAACACCAACTTCTGATACATTTTTAGGTGTGGGTGTTACTCTATTTGTGGCAAGAAAGTCTGTTGACTTTATTGGATTATCAACTGTCAAAGTTGGTGTTGGATCGACTGGAGGATTTGTTGGTCTTGATATCAATGGAAATTTCTTAAATATTGGAACAGGTTTTGATTTAGTTTATTTCTTAAATGCTGGTATCGGATCAAACCATAGTTTAAGAACAAGATTCCCTGATGTTGTAAAGGGTGAACTTGAGAAGAATCTTGTAACAGTTGTTGGATCTGGTACACATGGACTTTCAACAAATGATACGGTTTTTATAAATGCAAAATCTGGAATTTCAACAACAGTCACAGTCAAATATAATAAAGATAATCGAAAAGCAGTATTTAACCCTTTAAATTTCGTTGCTGCTGGAATAGTAACAGCTGGATTTACGACAACAACTACAGGGAAAATACCAAGTTCAATTGAAATAAAAGATCATAATTTATTAACTGGTCAAAAAGTAATTCATACATCAAGTAGCCCAGCGTTAGGTTTAAGTAACAATAAAGAGTATTATGTTTACGTTGTAGACTCTGATAAATTAAAATTAGTTGAAAATAAGTATGAATTATCTCAATCATCTCCTAAATTTGTTGGAATAACTTCAACTGGAGATGGAACTTTATCACCAATTAATCCACCACTGAATTTTTATAAAAATTCAACAGTCATTTTTGATTTATCGGATTCCTCTTTAGCATATACTCAAAGTGCAACAAGTTATTCTGCTTTTTATTTTGAACTGTATAAAGATGCTAGATATCAAGATATTTTTGAAACATCAGGTGCTTCTTCTACATTTGATGTCTCCAGAACGGGAACAATAGGTGTTACTGGAGATGCAAAATTAACTTTAACAATTAATGATGACACTCCAAATAATCTATACTATAATCTGTCACCTGTTAATACTTCAGATAATTTAAGTGAGAATAAAGAAATTGTAATTGATGATGACACTTACTTAAATAATCAAATAAGTATTAAATCTAGTCTTTATAATGGAAGATTTAATATAATATCTACTGGATCAACAACATTTACATATGATATTGACAATTATCCAGAATCTGGTTCATATACAGCATCAACTTCAAACTTAAAATTTAATACCATTTCAACAAGTGCGTATGGTAGTGTTGAGGAGATAACAATTACAGATGGTGGTGGGGGATATAAAACATTACCCGGTATAACCACCATTACATCTGATGTAGGTGTTGGAGCAGTGATTGAACCTTTCTCAGTAAGTGTAGGTAAACCAACAAAAATATCTTTAAGTAATATTGGATTTGATTATCCCAACGATCTAACTTTAAAACCAGAAGCCATATTCCCCCAAGTTTTAAGAATAACACCTTTAACTGGTTTTAAATCTATAGGTATTACATCTTTTGGAAAAGGATATTTAACAAATCCAAGTTTAGTTGTTATTGACGGTGTAAGTAAAAAACTAATAAATGATCCAGATTTAAGATATAATCCTGAAGAAGAAATAGTTGAAATTTTAGAAAACTCTGAATCATTAAACAACGCTCCTCCAACAATAATACCTGTTGGAAATTCAAATGGTATTAGAGCAACTAATTTTGAATATGATAATAGCACTCAAGAAGTAACAGTTACTTTAAAAAATACATTTAGTGGCACTTTAAATGCGATTGGTGAATATATTGATCCATTCCCCTTCAGTGTGGGTGATAAAGTTCTTGTTGAAAAAGCAAGTGTTGGTTTTGGATCAACTGCTTCTGGATATAATTCCTCTGAATATGATTATGCATTATTCCCTGTAACTAAAGTTCATCCAAATTATGGTGCTGTCGGAATTGTTACTTACAGTATGGCTGAGTATTTGCAGCAAAACACAGAATTTCCCGGAGTTTTTAATTCTGTAAAATCTGCAGCGATGTTAATACCTGAAAAATGGTTCCCACAATTCGATATTGTTTTACAATCAAATGATTTTAGAATTGGTGATGAAATTCAAAGCACTAATTCCTCTGGAGTTCAAGTAAGAGGAACTGTATCCGACTGGAATAATTCAAGCAAATATTTAACTATAGAAAGTTCGAGAGAATTTGAGGTTGATAAAATAGTTGAGCAGGTGAAATTCCGTGGAGAAAGAATTGGAGATAAAGAATATGCATCACCAACTGGTGCAAAAGGTATTATTAAAGAAATAATATCATACAAATCTAAATATAATCTTGATTATTTTTCAATTGTTGAGGATGGTTGGGAATTGGAGACTGGATTTTTAAATAATGAATTACAAAGAACTCATGATAATGATTACTATCATGCTTTTTCGTATTCAATTAAATCAAAAATACAATTTGATGAATGGAAAGATATTGTAGGAACATTAAATCATACAGCAGGATTTAAAAAATTTAGTAATTTACAAATTGAATCTAAATTGCCAGAGGAGAAATCGGATATTTTAGTTGTAAGACCTGAAGATAGCACAACAACAATAGTTGAATTAATAAGTAAAGAAAGCTTACAATCTTTTCATGATTTTGATTTAGCATCTGAGAATTATATAACTGGAGCAGAAAAACCCTACTCTAATCAAATTAATTTTAAATCAAGATTATTAACAGATTACTCTGAATCTGTATCAAATAGAGTCGTTACGATTGATGACTTTAGTAATTTGTTTAATAATAATCCTAGATCAACTCCTTATGCTGATGTTTATCGAAATAGATTATCTGATGGTAGAACACAATTCTTTGTAGCTTACATTCAAGAT